TCATACAAAGGCGGCTGGACGCAGGCATGTGTCCACGCTGCTCGTCTCATACTTTAGAAGAACGCCGGTTTGGTTCTGAGTGTCGTATGTGTGGTCTTGTTATCGGGGAATCACGCGACAAAGAAGACTACGACTTTGACACCACCAACGAGACGGGATCCTTGTCGTGAAACTGGAAGTTACACCCGTGAGCATTCGGGAGGCAAATGAGTTTGTCGAAAACTTTCATCGGCACAATAAACCTACCGGTGGCGGTAAGTTTGCTATCGGGGCGAGCTACGGCAGTGAACTTGTCGGGGTAGCTATTGTAGGCAGACCGGTGGCTCGATTGCTAGACGACGGCCTGACAGCCGAGGTTACCAGAGTTTGTGTCGTGGATCACGCACCCAAAAACTCGTGCAGTTTTCTTTACGGGCGTTGCTGGCGGATCTGGCAGCAAATGGGCGGCAAGCGCATGGTCACATATACCCTGCAAGAAGAGTCTGGCTCCTCGCTTCGGGGAGCCGGTTGGAAGATCGTCGGGGAGGTCAAGCCCACCTCGCAGGGCTGGGACCGCAAGAATCGGAATCGGGAGTGGCAACCGATTTACGGGCAGCTGAAGTTCAGGTGGGAGGCATGATCATTTCATGGTGGTCGGCTGGCGTCACCAGTGCGGTGGCAACCAAGCTGGCGATAGACAAGTACGGCAAGGATCGGGTTCTTCCGATCTACTTCCACATTGATACAGCACACCGTGACAACGAGCGATTCCTGCGGGAGTGCGAGGCTTGGTATGGACGGGACATCATGGTGACCAAGTCCCACAAGCACAGCAATCAGTTTGATGTCATCACCAAGGACAAGTACGTCAACGGTCCTGGTGGTGCTCGATGCACGCTGGTGCTCAAGAAACGAGTCCGGCAGCGAATCGAAAAAGAGATGGAATACGAGGCACAGGTCTTTGGATTTGAGTATTCCAAGAAGGAAGTCAACCGCGCCATTCGATTCCAAGAACAATACCCAGATGCCAAACCGATCTTCCCATTGATTGAAAAGAAGCTGACCAAGCCAGAGTGCCTGTACTACCTTGAACAGGCCGGCATAGAACGACCTGCCATGTACAAGCTGGGCTACGGCAACAACAATTGCATCGGCTGTGTCAAAGGCGGCAAGGGATACTGGAACAAGATCAGGCGAGACTTCCCAGACTACTTTGAACGCATGGCCGAGGCCGAGCGGCAGGTCGGCAACTCCTGTATTCGCGGAGTCTATCTGGATGAGCTAGAGTCTAACGAGGGCGCCCAACAGAAGTTCATCATGCCTGACTGCGGCAACTTCTGTGACATTGAGTTCACCGAGATCATGCACAAAGACATAGACGAGATCATGCGCGAACCGGAGCAGCTGAGTCTGTTCTAATGAAAAGGGCGGCTCACGCCGCCCGATTCCTACTTCTTTTTGTTCTTGCTACCCTTCGGCCTGCCCCGTTTCCTCGGTGCGGGTTTCTTGGGTGCCGCCTTCTTGGGTTCCGGTGCTTGGCCCCCGACCCACGCTTCATTGAACGTCGGCGTCTTCTTGTCATCACCGATCAGCCGCCCTCGATCATCTCGCGCGCGTTCCGGTTCGGACTTGGTGTAGAACATTGGAAAGAATGTTTTCAAAAAGCTCTGCATCATGCTGACTTCTCCCTTGTCTGTTGGTATGCGTCCTTGATCAGGACAGCTAGTTGCCTTGCGATTGTCCGGTCTTCAGACTTGGACAGCTCGCGGATCATCTCATAGATTTCCATCGGCACGGCCACGTTGCGAAACGCCGCCTTTTTTTCGACTGTTGGTCTTCCGCGCTTTGCTGCCATTGGCCTTACCTTTCTTTTTTGCGTGATACCGCTCTCGCGCCTTGCGATTTCTTTCCTGACGCTGTGCTTCTGGATCGTGCTGGTTGTACTCCTTGCCGAATAGCGCGTTGAGTCCCGGCTCTAGTTCCTTTGCTAGTTGCGCCCGACCCTTGCGCCTTGCTTCCTCGGTCTTCCGATCCCGGTAAACCATCGACTCCTGATCGTACTCCAGACCCAGTTCGTCGGCTGTTCTTACGAGGTTTGCGATCATCCTCATGTCGCCGTCCTCCAGAATGAACCGCACTAGCTTTCCGCGCAGTAGATTCAGAGCGTCGTTTACCAACAACGTCTGGTTTCCTAAATACATCCTTGTACCTCCTTACTTCGACTTCGATGTAGTAACCATGGTGACCGTCTCCCCTTCTGGGGATGCTGGCTTGTTCGTCCAGTTCGTCAATCACCGCCTCAAGTTCGGTGGGTTTGCACACCACCTCCTTCACAATCTTTAACCTATTAGAATATAGGGTAATTGTGAAATCTAAGATTTTATTATCATTCTTCATGTTTATAGCTTGTTGTGAGCTTGCAGTCCACGAATTTCAAAGTCTTGTTTTCATAATACTTCGGGCGCTTTTCAGCGATCTCGTATAAGCACTGCCACATTTCGTCGTGCAACTCAGAACCGCGCTCCCACTCACAGACTCCGCCGGAACAAACCAACATTAGCGCGACATATTTGACAATCATGTCTGCCCTCCGACTAATAACGCTGGGCGCGGAATCTCCGCTCGATTTCGTCGCACGTTGATTCCATGTGCATGTCAATGCACAGGCGAATGATGTCAGCCGCGCTCACCTGTTTCTGGGTGAGCTTGGTCAATTCGTCGGACTTGCGGGAGAGCATGTCCCACGCCCTCTGCCGCATCACGAGATTATATGTCTTGGTGGCGCTAGCCAGTTTTGTTGGTCTGCCCATTTTCCTTATCCTTACCAAAGAAATCCCCGCGTTTCTGATTCTTGTACGCGCGATCTTGGCGCGTACCTACAACGGTCTTGATATACCAAGCCTTTTGCCGGATTCGGGCAAGCTCGGCGGCGAACTCTTCAGTCGTCATGTTCGCAGCATTCTTCCACATAGCCCTCTCCTTCACATTCCTGGCACGCGGCCTGGTAACCCTCGAGGTAGCCGCCATGGTTCCAATCCACGACGGCTCGCTCGTACTCACATTCGCCCTGACCACCGCACTCAGGACACAACACATATCCCTTGTCCAACATGGACTGGTGATACCGCTGCGCCATCTTGCGTTGCATCTCCAAGATGGGCGCCACCGCCTCAATGTGCTTTTTCACGGCATCCATCACACAGCTCCTCTGGCAAACTTTCGTCCAAGGCATAGTCAATGTTGTGATACTCACAGTACCCGATCACCGCATACATCTTCTCGCTCGGCGCAATGAAAGCATCAATCAAAACAGCCAGCTTGCCATTGTCGTCCACGATAAAACGCAACCAATAATCCGACACATCATCCGCGCCCCACGCATACAGGCGAGTCGTTAAACCCTCGCCTGATGTCGCGGTCACCTGCCCTGCAACTGAAGACAGGTAACTCAACGTCCAATCCTTATCACTCATCATATCCCTCCGGTGGGCCATCTGGATCGCCATCTGCTTCGCCCGAAAACTTGCGCCGCGCCTCATGGTAAACGTCAATCACGCTCTCGCCGTGCTTGGCCGTCCACTCTTCCACGGTCATGTCTATGGCGTCCTCCTCCATGTCCAAGACCCATGCGTTTACTTTTCCCATTTCTACCTCCGTATTTTAGGAACCAACAATCTGTGCAAAGCAGGTCATTACCGTCCTTCGCGTCAGCCTTCTCGCCACACTTGTGGCACCTACTGATGGGCAACATCATTCATGCCCTCCAGCAAGTGACAGATCACATCAACGGTCCAGCCGTTGCCCAGCATCCGATAACGCTGGGTGTTCGACACATGATCCGTGTATCCATCCGGCACGGTCTGCAAACGCTCACATTCGATGGGCGTCAACTTGCGCCATGTCATACCGTCCGTGACAAAATTATTGTGCTCCCATGACGAACCGCTCAACGTGGGAACCTTACCGTCCTCCGCCTTCACGCCGCCCTTGTTATTGCCCCTCGGCACCTGAAGAATCTTCGGCACGTTGCTGGCGCGTTGTCCTGTAAGCGTAGGACTCTTGCCCTCTGGACTGACAACCTTGCGATCTTGGTAAAAGCCACTGCCCTCGGCCTCGCCGACTACCAAAATCTTCGGCTCAAGATTCCCGCCGGAGTTGGCGCACAATGTCGGCGCCTTGCCGTCAGGATGATAGACGCGCCGATTGTAATCGTGGCCTTTCAAATCCGCCTCACCTGCCAGCAGCAAATCGTTATCGTCGGCAAAATCAAACACAAGCTGGCGCCGATTCTTCTGGAAATAGGATTTCAGATTCCCACCCTTGAAGTAGTTCGCGTCAATGCAATGTGACTTATCCCGATCCGTAAAACCGTTTTCCAAGATGTCCTTCAGATAGACGCGCTTGTTCTCCGGCATGGAGCGAACTGGAATGTTCGTCCAATACAGACGATCACGATTCTGCGCCGATACCAAATTGGAGTTGATGCGAACCGGCTTCACGCCCAGATGCTCACTGATAACGTCCTGATGCTCTTGCTTCATGTTGACATTCTCCAACAGAAACCAACGTGGCTTCAACTCGCGGAGCAAACGCACATACTCAAAGAATAGCGCCGAGCGCGGATCATCAAAGTTCAACCGCTTGCCTGCCCACGAGAATCCCTGACAGGGTGAGCCGCCGATCAACAGGTCAATCTTGATCCAGCCAGCGTTCTCAACCATCAACCGGCCATCGGCTGTTTTGACGCCGGTCACATCACCCAGATGCACCGTGTCAGGATAGTTGGCCCTCGCCACCTCAATCGCATACTTGTCGATCTCGCTGGCAAAGTAGTTGGTGACAGGAAAGCCTGCCCTCTCAAGGGCAAGCCTCCCACATGACATTCCGTCAAACAGCGACAGCACGTTCACCGTATTTCTCCTTCATTTCAGTATGCGTAAGCTCGTCAATCAGAACCCAACTATGCGTGTGAACCGATTCAAAACGACTCTCCCAAATCTCAACCCACAAGTCTCTGTGATGTGGCTGATACGAAATGACATAGTAATAGTCATTCCACTCATGAGCCTCCAACATCTCCTCACGATCCTTGAACAGTGCATGGATCAAACGAACCTCGCCGCCCTTGGGATTCTTGTTCGCCGCAACAAACGCCGCAGCAAATTCGTCAGCTTCAAACCGAGGAAACGCCCACGCATACTCCTTGGCGTCCTCAATGAAATCAGCCGCACCGCGTGGGTAGTTGTCATAATGCTTGTATGCCCACACTTCTTCATGCTCATCCTCAAAGATGTAAATCGCTCTAGTTCCCATTGTCGTCCTCCACTACATGATGAAACTTGAAACACGAACCATGACACTTGTCACAGTCAACAACGTCGCCGTATGGCGTTGGCTCGTAGCCATGACCAGCGCACCAATCGCAATAAATAGCGTACTCGATGCGTGAGCCTTGAACCACGATCCTTTCCTGTACTTCCATAATGTCCTCCTACACAATTTATTTGTTTAGTATACATATAATGAGACAGTATGCAACAAGATAAGAACCATGTCTCGTTTGTCACGTTTGGTACAGTGTTTTTGCTGAAAAAAACTTTTTAAAATTTTTTCAAATGGGGTGTGACAAGTGTGACAAGTGTGACAAGAACCTCGCAACACGAGGCGGAGCAACGGTTTTTCCTTGGCACACTTCTAAGCATTTTTGGCACACTTGTCACAGTATGGAGACACTATAGGACAACATCTCAAAAACCCTGGAAAATGCCTGGATTTTAAAAGGCTTCAAAACAGTGTTTTTTTGAGGTAGTAGTGTGACATGTGTAACAAGAAGACAGACATTCTTGCAGATGACATTGAGGCCGAGACTGGACGCAAATTGACCCAGCGTCAGCGTGAGTTCGCTCGGCACTATGTTGAAGGTATCTACTCCAACGCTGAATGTGCCCGAAAGGCAGGCTATGCATCCAACTCAGCAGCCTCTATTGCTGGGCACCTGTTAGCCGGCAAAAAGTTTCCTCACCTCACCGATTACATACAAGAACTTCGTGAAGAGCGAGAACGCCGATATGGCGTGACCGTCATGGGTCAGCTCAAACGTCTTCATGAATTGTCAACCGGCGCCGAGGAGGCAGGTCAGTTCTCAGCTGCAATCAATGCTGAGAAGATTCGATCTGCACTTGGTGGCTTGACCGTGGACAGGCGAGAGAACATTCATCAGCTAGACGATCTGTCTCGAGAAGAGATCACCTCTCGATTGAATCAGTTGCGGCGTGAGTATCCGCAGGCGTTCATTGAGGGTGAATATACGGAGGTAGTTGATGCCGACACCGGAGGCGAACTTTTGGAACACCATCCGCAGGAACCTGCCGAGTAACTGTCATACAACCCGAATAGAAAACCGCCATGGCGGCGGCGTGCCTGACGTACATGTAGCATGGTCAGGGCTTGTGTTCTGGTTAGAATTAAAAACAACAAAAAACAATACTGTCAGAATATCCCCACAGCAAATCGCGTGGAATACCGCGTATTCTCGTTCGGGCGGCTTGTCATTCATCTTGGTTAAGCACCTCTCTTCGGGCGACCTATTTTTGTTTCGGGGCGCGAGAGCCTTGGACGTAGCCAAGTCGGGACTGGCGGCTGGAGCCGAGTTTCGGGGTTCGGGGTCGATTTTATGGGACGCGATTCGGGAGGCGGGGGTCGGGCACCTAGAGTCAGTGCTATCGGGACTTCGGGATTCGGGTTCGGGATTCGGGGATCTTGCCCAGGGCCACCTAGGGACTGGGGCGCCAGTACCAGGGTCACAGCAACCTGGGCTCGAGGGCGGAGACGGCGCCTAAGCGCCGTTCCTAAAATCCTCCTCTGTCCAAAACTCCACCGGCTTGCTGCCGAATAGATGCACCATATGGTCCCCGATCTTTTTGCTGATCTCGCTTAATTCGTCAGACGGAATCTGCATCGGACTGCGCCCTTGCATGTATGTGTGTTCTAGAGCCGCGTGTACTGCGGCTCTAGCGTCATAATCAGGATTCATTTTTTTGGCGCGTGCAATCTCGGCCTCAAGAATCTCGTTCATTTCTTCCGGTGTTTTCATTTCACTGCCTCTACAATTTGAGTCACACCATTACCTGCCTTGTAGCATAGCAAGCAATCACGACATTTTTGTCCGGTGCAATTTTGTGCAACGTCACTGCCCTTTGACACATTGTTAAACGTCCGATCAAAAAACTCCGGCGGCTGATTCATTACCGCATCAATGCGCGGGTTGCTGTAAATCAGAATCAGATTGGCCGGCTTTTCATTCTGGCTGTAAAACTTGCGGATGAAATTCTTGCGCTTTGTCCACAAGGCAAAAGAGCAATGCGGATTGTGCAACGTGATGTTGTGAAAATTTTCCAACATGGTCATGTTGATCAGCTCGCCATGAGATGAGAAGCGGAAAAACGCGTCCAAGATTGTCGGCAACATATGTGGCGGAATCAAACCACCGGAAAGAATGTCGCTGTTTTCCTGCCATGACGGCGCGCAATTCTTGCGTAGTCCG